TATACAGCGCATGGGCCGGAAGGACGAGTTCCAGCAGAACGAGATGGACGCCCTGGAGTACCGCCAGCGGGCAAGTCGCAAGGGCGGGAGGTACGCTGCATAGGAGCTTTTGGGGAGCAGAATAGTACGGGTTATAATGTTGCACAAACCCTGTCACCCGGAGGTCCCCCATGCGCTACTGGCTCCTGATCGCTGGTCTGTTGTTCACGCTGCTCGGCGTCGCCTTGTTTCCGCCACTCGCCTTCCTGGGCGTCGGCATGATGCTTCTGGGCTTTTTCTCCTGGCGTTTCCATCGCGGCTACCATGGGCAGGAGCAAGCAGTGCCAAAGAAGCAGTCCCCGACCGAAAAGCTGTGAAATTTGAAATTGGGGTATTGCAAAGCACGCGGAATGGAGTTATAATAGGGGGCGTCTGCTAGGACAAACACATGCGCCTCAATACAGGGGATATGGGTACAGTGCACTTATCCCATTTTCGTAAAGACCCTCCTGCGACGCCTGTGTTGAGGTCCTGTCCTGGCAGACGGATCGCACCATGCTGCAGGGGGTCTTTTTTTTGCTCGCAGATAGAGCATATTGCTCTACACGGAGCAAAGTGCTCATGACGGCAGTGGTTTCGGGTCAGTGTGCGGGGCACTGGGTTCAGCAATGAAGTGGCAATACCACACGGAGGACTACTGAGATGCCACAGTGGAGGAAGCTACCTATACGCAAGACCTTGGACATGGACCTGAACGAGATGCCTGATGATCTCACCCGGCTTCTGTGGGTGATGCTCCCTCTGGGCCTCGACCGGGAGGGCCGCGCTATGGACAACGCCGCCTATATCAAGTCGAAGGTCCTGCCCCTGCGGGAGGACGTGACCCTGGCGCAGATCAGTGATGCGCTCAACTGGTATGCCGCACATGGCTTAATCGTGCGCTACACCGTCAAGGGACGCCGCTACTTCTACCAACGGGACTTTGCGGAAGAGCAGGGCGATACGCACAAAGAGACGGAAAGCGAGTTCCCTGCGCCGGACTTGGCCGAGAGTAACGCTGGACCTACTCCAGAGTTAGTCCAGACTAAGTCTGGACCTACTCCAGAGTTAGTCCAGACTAAGTCTGGCGCAGATTCAGATTCAGATTCAGATTCAGATTCAGATGCAGATGCAGACTCAGACTCAGATTCAGATGCAGATGCAGAGGCATTCTTACGGTCGCGGTGGCCCGCGACCGTAAGCGACCACACCGGCGGCGACGGTGGCCTGGGGCCGGGCGAAGAGGCTGAGGCATTGCCTAACGACGAGCGCATCGACCCGGCGGGGACCCGGGAGAGGGGCCGGGACACGAGGCAGGTCCCGGCGCAGGTCGTGGGGACCCTGTCCTTCCCGGAATGGCTCGCGGTCCTGCGGAACCCGGAGCCGCCGGACAACCGGCAGGCGGTCCTGCGGCGTCTGTTCGTGGCGTTGTACCCGGATCACGAGGCGCCGGATTTTGGGTATATCGGGCGGGTGGCAACACAGGTTGGCGGGGCCGAGCGCTTGGCGCAGCTGCTCTGGGAGCAATCGACCCGGCCACCGGTTGGCGACGTGTTGGCGTTCTGCCTGCAGGTGGCAAGGCGGAATCGGAGCAATGTGGTGCAGTTCCCTGGCGGGCGGGATGAGCCCGCGGGATATGCTGCCCTGCGGCGGGCGGCGGAGGAAGAGGGGTTGTCCTTTGGCCACTAAAGCAGAAGTAATCAAGGTGCTCGGCCTGATGTCGGCGTCCTATCCCAACTTTGTGCTGCGGGATGATACCACCAAGGTCTATATGCGTCTGCTGGCGGATATCCCGCCGGAGGTGCTCGAAGCGGCGGCGCTGGAGTGCATCACGAAGAGCGAGTTCTTCCCGACCGTGGCGAAGGTGCGGGAAGCGGCGATGAACCTGATGCTGAACAAGGCGGCCCTGCCCTCGGCTTTTGAGGCATGGGCGGAGGTCTGCAAGGAGATCCGGCGGGTCGGCTATGCGGGCAAGCCAGAGTTCTCGACGCCGCTGATCGAGAAGGCGGTACAGGGGATCGGCGGCTGGCGGTACATCTGCCTGAGCGAGGACGGGGTGGCGGACCGCGCGCGGTTCTTCCAGGGGTACGACATCCTGATGCAACGCGCGGAGGCGCAGGCCAAGATGCTGCCCGAGGTGCGTCACGTGGCGGAGCGCCTGGCCGCCGGGAAGGTGCCGGGCATCCCGCACCTGGAGCTCGTGGACGGAAGGGAGAAGAATGGCAAGCAAGGAGTTGCCTGAAGGCAAGACGGACGAGGATGTGGTGCGCCCGCTGATGGAGTTCTGGCACATGGATAATGCGCTCGCGGCCCAGCTGCTGAGTTTCAGCACGGTCCTACCCTTTGTGGCGGATTGCATGCGCAGCGGGGCCTGGGGGGACTGGGTGAACGACTGCGCCCGGAGAGACTCGGCTCAGCTGGCTGCCTTCGCTGACGTGTTCCTGGAAACCGAGCGGAGGATACGGGCATCCCTGCGCGCCAGCGGCATCGAGATTCCTGGAGGGAAAGACGCATAGCATGTACCTGGACCCCAAGACCAACCGGACGGTGCACACGCCGGGCGACCGGATGCGCCATAGGACCATGCCCTATGAGGGGCGGTACATCCGCGGCGGGACGGTCGGGACGGGAAAACACGCCAAGGAGGTCTTTGTGGTGGAGACGGCGGATGGCGCCCACATTATGGACCTGGCATCAAACTGGGAGGACATCTTGGATGAAGCCTAACTCACCGCGTGTCAATGAGTGGCTGCAGAACCGGCAGACCGGGATCAAGGGCCGGTTCGTGCGGGCCACCTTTGTTGGCGAGAAATGGCTTTTCTGGGTGCAATTCCGCAAGGTCGGGGACGTGCCGTACATTGCGGTCGGCCCTGCAGATGACTGGGAGCCCTGCGAGCCTCCCCTAGAAGATGGTGCAGCATGAAGTCCGAGAAACCCAATGGCCGTGTTACTGTAGCCCTGCTACGCGCTACCTTCCTTCTCTACCCTCTATCCGTTCTTGCCTGGGCCTGGCTCCTGTATCTCTACCTGCCAGCCTGGAAACGGTGATGCGCCCCATGTCGGTCAGTCCGGATCAGTTCGTGCGAGTGTATATCACACCGGGTGAGCTGGCCTTCATCCGGCGCATGGCGCAGGCTGCCGAACTGGGCGGGCGCTCCCACATCCGCGCTAGCGAGGACCGGCAGGCCGCCCTGGCCGAGGACCAACTGATCGGCCAGCTGGGGACCGCCGCCTTCCACAAGCTGTGGTACGGGGACCTGGGCCAGTACAAGCGGGAGCGGTTCCTGCAGAACCGGTTCCGCTTCCAGGGCGACGGCGGCTCGGACCTGGGGGCCGCCAACATCGACGTGAAAACCTCCCTCCTGCGGACCGGCAAGCCTCTGCTGGAGCACCGGCTGGCGGTGCGGCCCGCCGAGCGGCATCCCAACTGGCTGTATGTGCTGGCGCTTTCTGAGCCGCCCGGCCAGGCGGGGGCCTATGTCTGGCTGATCGGGTGGGCGACCGATGCCATGCTGCCCCACGAGCCGGTGCAGGATGGCGTGTTCGCTGGCGCTTACGTGCTGCCGGGCAGCGAGCTCTGCCCGATGCCGCCAGTGCGCTGGGAGTGGCAAGTGGAAAAGGGGGCATAGCCAGATGCGGGCGAGGGGAGCCAGGGTACGGAAAGACCGACCGCGGGGCCGCCCCAGCAAGTATCACAACCGGCGCGTGGCCTACGACGGGTATGTGTTCGACAGCATGGCGGAGATGCACCGCTACCAACAACTGGTAGCTGCACAGGAGGACGGCCGTATCAGCGATCTGCAGGTGCACCCGCGGTTCGAGGTGTTGGAGGAGTTCGAGGATGCACAAGGGACCAAAGTGCGCCCGATTACCTACATGGCCGACTTCTCCTACCGCCAGGATGGACGCACCATCGTCGAGGATGTGAAGGGCGTGGAAACGAAGGAGTTCAAGCTGAAGGAGAAACTGTTCCGATATCGATTCCGGGGGCAGCAGAACATCGAGTTGCGAGTGCTGCCCGTGGACTCCATGGCCACATAAATGCCCATGATGGAGAGCGGCAAAGTATGCTGTGCAAGCCCTGCCCCCCATCTTGAGCGCATAAGCCATTGAACAGTGAGTTCGATTTCCAGGCGGTTTCCCTTCCGACCGGAAGGTAACAAACGGCCGCCTATTTTCCCCATGCTGAGTTCGTGATATGATACGGATGCTCCCCGTTGGAATGACACATCCCTGCATCCGAGTTATCATGCGGGCATGGGAACCTCGGTGCCATCTCTCTCTGTCCTCTGTGGTGATGTGCGGGAATGGGCGGCCTGCTATGACGGGCGGCCCTTCACCGCCCTCCTCTGTGATCCCCCGTACCACCTGACCTCCATTACTGCGCGCTATGGCGCACCTGGCGCTGCACCGGCGCAGTACGCCAAGGACGGCGCTTTTTCCCGGCTGGCGCGCGGATTCATGGGCAAGACCTGGGATGGCGGCGATGTCGCCTTTGACCCCAAGACCTGGGCTTCCCTGGGCGAGCACCTGGTGCCCGGCGCCATCCTGATGGCGTTCGGCGGGACCCGCACCTGGCACCGGCTCGCCGTCGCCATCGAGGACGGCGGGTTCGAGGTATTCGATACGCTGATGTGGCTTTACGGGTCGGGAATGCCCAAGAACCACGACATGGCCCTCTACATCGACAAGGCTGCCGGGATCGACCGCGTGCGCGAGATCACCGGCCCGGCGACGCCCGACGCCCGGACCTGGACCGGCTACGGCACCGCCCTCAAGCCTGCCTGGGAACCGATCATCGTGGCCCGCAAGCCGCGCGAAGGGTCCATCGTGAACACCGCCATGCGCTATGGGTCTGGCGGCCTGAACATCGACGGATCCCGGATCGGCGCCGATGAGCAGGGGCGCTGGCCTGCCAACCTGCTGCTCTCTCACAGCCCGGACTGCACCGAGGACGCCTGTACTGCCGACTGTCCCATTGCCGATCTGGGGCACGAGGCACGCTTCTTCTACCATGCCAAGGCGTCCAAGGAAGAGCGGGACGTCGGGCTGGAGGCATTCCCCCCGGTGGCCGCCGGTGGCATGTCGGGGCGCCATGACGGGTCCCTTGGCGCGATCTCCTACGCCCACAACGATCACCCGACCGTCAAGCCCATCGCCCTCTGCCAGTACCTGGCGGGCCTGCTACTGCCGCCTGAGACCTACCGCCTGCAGGCGCAGTTACTGGTCCCCTTCGCTGGGTCCGGCAGCGAGATGATCGGGGCCATGCTCGCTGGTTGGGAGAACATCACCGGTATTGAGGCGGACGAGGACTATGCGTCCTATGCCGAGTATCGCCTGCGCTGGTGGCAACATGCTATGCAGGAGACCGTCTCTCGCGCACCCACAGAAATCCTGCGGGCTATGCGCGCGAAGGCCCGGAACCTGAAACTGCCGGGGATGGATGCCGCATGACCTAAATGGGCTGTCTTTCTAATGGGATGCCTCCGTGCCGTCGTCAACGACGCGGCGTGTTCATGGGCGGGTGGGGAGCGGAGGTCTTGCTCAAGTGCAAAGCGGGCGAAGAGCCTAACGAAGCAGAACGCGACTCGCGTGCGCCCATTTTGCTCAAGGCGCAGCAAGCAAAAGAGCGCCGTCGCGCAATGGAGTCGGTGGACCGCCCGGTCCGCTGTCTCCATTGTGGGCATATGATTGCCAGCAGCTGCAACGGCGATCTCTACGTCGGCGGCGTGCGTATTATTGGCGAGGTCTTAATCGAATGCCCCTATTGCCACAACCGGCGCAAGTGGGTGTGGCAGGTCCCTTCCGGCGAAAGAGCGGATACTGTCTAGTGGCAAGAATGGGATCATTCTGGACCTGCTGATCGGCCAGCCGGGAGCTGGCGGCTGCGTATCGAAGGGGGAGGGAGCGGCGACACTGCGTAGGAAACGATGCTTGTCGGCAAGCGATCAAATGTCGTATAATACTGGCAGTACCATGCTGGATGATTGATGGCAGAGGTGGACCCATTGCGCATTGAAATGAGATTCGAGTTGACCGACGAAATGCGGGCGAAGGCGTGGCCCCACATCATCGCGGCCATGTACGAGGGGACCGTGCGCCTGATGGAAGCCGGGGCGCTTTCTCCCCAGCAGACCATCGCCGAGTGTGACCGCCTGCTGAACCACCAGCGCGGCTGCCCCGATGACCTGCGCGTGCGGCTGGAGCAGCTCAAAGCGGCGGCCCAGACCCAACTGCTCGCGGGCGATATCCCCA